ATGCCAAGATCAATAGTCAGGGGATGTTATGACAACCGGCGCAAGCTGAAATTTCTGAAAGAGCTCGCGATCAGCTCGCATGTGGCGAATTCGGCGAAGGCCGCCGGTGTTGCTGTATCGACAGTATATAGCTGGCGTGAGCGGGATCCGGAGTTTTTCCAGCAATGGATGCGTTCGCTAGCCGCCGGTTACGAACTGCTTGAAATGGATATGCTCAACCGCGCTCGCAACGGAGTGGAACAACCGGTTTTTCACGACGGAGAGCAGGTCGCGACGGTCAGGCACTATAATGACGGTATCGGCGTCAAACTGCTGCTGGCACACAAGCAGATGGTGGCGCTGACCCGGGCGATCGAAGAGGATATCAACCCGGATCAGGTGCGTATCGATCTTGATCGCAAGCTGGGGGATATGCGGATGAAGCTGCTGCGCCGGCGGGCGCTGGCCGAAGGAGAGGGAAAGCCGGCGACGTCCGACAATGATGAATGATATCTCCGAGGCGGAGCTATTTGCCCAATTGACGGCGCGGGAACGCAATGCGTTTTTCTCCTCTTTGAGTACGCAAGAGCAGCAGGAATTTCTGTACCGCTGGGATTTCTGGGCGCGGCCAGGACAGCGGCCGCCCGAAGGTGACTGGTCGGTCTGGCTGATCATGGCGGGGCGCGGTTTCGGCAAGACCCGGGCCGGAGCGGAATGGGTGCGGAGCATCGCCGAGGGTGATGGCAGCGCCCGGTTTGCGCTGGTCGGGGCCAATTATGCCGAAACCCGTTCGGTGATGGTCGAAGGAGAAAGCGGATTATTGTCGATCGCGCCACCCAAGCAGCGGCCGGTGTGGGAACCGTCGCTGAAGCGACTGACCTGGGACAATGGCGCGCAGGCGCATCTCTATTCTGCCGCCGAACCGGAGGGGCTGCGCGGACCGCAGCACAGCCATGGCTGGTGTGACGAGATTGCCAAATGGATGAACAATGCCGGGCAGGCGGAAGCGGCCTGGGACAATCTGAAAATGGGTTTGCGCCTCGGCTTCCGGCCGCAACTGGTGGCGACCACAACGCCGCGTCCGGTGGCTTTGGTGCGGGCGCTGGTGAGCGGGGACATTGCTGTCAGTAAGGGCCGGACGCTGGATAATGATCTGCATCTGCCGGTGGCTTTTCTCACCGCGATGACGGCGGATTATGGTGGCACGAGGCTGGGGCGGCAGGAACTGGATGGCGAGTTGATCGAGGATGTCGAGGGCGCGCTGTGGACAAGGGCGATGATTGAGGGATGTCGGGTTTCTAGCAACGCCGTTCGTGTCGAGCGAAGTCGAGACACATTGGATAGCGCGAACCGGTCTCTCGACTGCGCTCGAGACGAACGGGAGACTGGTTTTGCCCGCATCGTCATCGGCGTTGATCCGCCGGCCTCGAAAAATGGCGACGCCTGCGGGATTATTGTCGCGGGACTCGGCGCAGACGGCAAAGCCTATGTGCTGGCCGACTGCAGCGTGGAAAGGGTCAGTCCCGAAACATGGGCGCGCAAGGTGGCGGATGCGGCGGACCGTTTCGATGCCGACCGTGTCATTGCCGAAGCCAATCAGGGCGGGGCGATGGTCAAATCTGTACTGCAGGCGGTGAAGATTTCGCTGCCGGTGAAACTGGTCCACGCCTCGCGCGGCAAGGTTGCAAGGGCGGAACCGGTGGCCGCGCTTTATGAAAATGGGCGGGTGCATCATGCCGGCGCGTTTCCAGAGCTCGAAGACGAGATGTGCGGCCTGCTGGTCGGCGGCGGCTATGAAGGCCCAGGCCGTTCGCCGGACCGGGCCGATGCTCTGGTCTGGGCTTTGACGGAGTTGATGTTGGGGAAGGCGCGGGAGCCGCGGGTGCGGTAGTAATGCCCGCTGAGTGTTATGTGCTCCGCACTCAATGCGGAGCCCTCTCGGTGTTCAGTTCCTAGCCTCCAGAGCTCCGCATTGAGTGCGGAGCACATCTTTGTGTTATCAAGGAAGGTATATATGACATTCTGGGAAAATATCGCGCTCGCCTTCAAGGGCGGGGGTGGACCATCGCGGCCGCCTTTGGGGCGGTCTTATATCGGCACCTATGGTGGCGCGGCTCTTTCAGGGGACGCGCCCTTTTCCTATGAGGGCCGGGTGCGTGAGGCTTATGTTGAGAATGCCATTGCCCAGCGAGCAGTGCGGATTGTCGCGGAGGGTGTGGGCGGCGCGCCGTTGTTGCCGCTGGATGACAAGGTCGTGGCGCTGGTCGGTGGACCGGGCACGAGCCAGTCCTTGCTGGAGACCATTGCCGCGCATCTGTTGCTCCATGGCAATGCTTATGTGCAGGTGATCCGCGGCGACCAGAATCAGCCGGCGGAACTTTATGCGCTGCGCCCCGACCGGATCACCGTCGAACCCGATGCCAAGGGCTGGCCGGTCGCCTATAATTACCGTGCTGGCGAACATCGGACGCGCTTTGCCGCGCGGGATGCAATGGGTCGTCCGGCGATCATTCACCTCAAGGGCTTCCACCCGACCGATGACCATTATGGACATGGTTGCCTTGGCGCGGCGGCGAAAGCGGTGGCGGTGCATAATGCGGCGGCGAAGTGGAACAAGGCGATATTGGACAATGCGGCGCGGCCATCGGGCGCTTTGGTCTATGATCCGGGTGCCGATGGGTCGGCGCTGACCGGGGAGCAGTTCGACCGGCTGAAGGCCGAAATGGATGCGAGCTTTGCCGGTTCCGGAAATGCCGGGCGGCCGATGCTGCTCGAGGGCGGTCTGAAATGGCAGTCGATGAGCATGACCCCTGCGGACATGGATTTTGTCGCGTTGAAAGAGGCGGCGGCGCGGGAGATTGCGCTCGCTTTTGGCGTGCCGCCGATGTTGCTCGGTTTGCCTGGCGATAATAGTTACGCCAATTATCGCGAGGCCAACCGGGCGCTGTGGCGGCTGACGATCTTGCCGCTGGCGGGGAAGATATTGGACGGGCTGTCGGGGGCGCTGGGTGCGTGGTGGCCGGATGCGAAGCTGGCGGTGGATCGCGACCAGATCCCGGCGCTGTCGGAGGATCGCGAGCGGCTGTGGAAGCAGGTGTGCGAGGCGGATTTTCTGTCGCCGGAAGAGAAACGGGCGATGCTGGGGGTGTAATTTTGTCTCGCGGCAGTTCGCTGCGCGAACGCCTCCGACGGGGCGGGCTTTCGCCCGGCGCGCGGTCGCGCTTGCCTCGGCTTCGCTCGGTAGCAGGACATCAACCGAGCGTAGCGAGGCAAGGCCGACTGGCCGCCGCGCCTTATTGGCGCGAAAGCCAAGGGCGCGGATGCGGCCGCCCGGCGTTTGAGGTTAAAACGGAGTTTTATACAAAATGCAAAACAACGAAATGCTCGCCCGCCTGATGGCGCAGGCGGAAGGCGATGGTGCCGATCTGGTGACGCTGCGCGCGATTGTCGAGGAGGCGACGGACAGCGGCGCGGTGCGGGTGCTCGACCGGTTGGGGCTGTCTGATCCCGGTGCCGAGGATGATATTGATGAATTGCGCGAGCTGCTTCGCGCCTGGCGCGACGCGAAGGCGAGCGCGTGGAAAGCGGCGATCCGCTGGATAATTCGCGGAGCGCTGGCACTGCTGCTGGTCGGCATCGCGATGCGCTTGGGTCTGGGACACCTGATATCGTGAAGAAACTGGATCAAATAGGTCCCTTCCCTGAAGGGGATGGGCCAAGAGATATTCGCTTCGCCGGCTATGCCGCGATCTTCAACCGGATCGACAAGGGCGGCGATATCATCCGGCCGGGAGCGTTCGGCGATCTGGCGGACGGGCAATCCTTGCCGTTGCTCTGGCAACATGATCCGCGCCAGCAGATCGGCCGCGTCGACTATGTGCGCGAGGACCGGCGCGGACTGCGGGTGATCGGGACCATATCGACCGCGACGCGGGCGGGGCGGGATGCGGTGGCCGGTCTGGCGAGCGGCGCTCTCGGGGGGTTGAGTTTCGGCTATCGGGTGAACCGTTCCTCCGGTCAGAAGCCGCGCGAGCTTCTGGATCTCGACGTAGCAGAAATTTCGCTGGTGACATTTCCGATGCAGGGACTGGCGCAGGTTCACCGGGTTGAACGAGATGCCGATTTATCTTGATCGTGTCCTTCTCAAGAGTATTAGTAATGCAATACACTGCGGAGAAAGATATATGAAAGCCCTTTTTGCGACCCTGCTGGCGCTTTGCTTTGCGGCTCAGCCGGCTCTGGCGGCGGACACCACCGGTCAAGCGCCTGAACCCGTGCGGGTCATGGTGCTGGGTGTCTATCATTTTGCCAATCCCGGAGCCGATCTGAACAATGCCAAGGTTGATGATGTGCTGACACCGCAGCGGCAAAAGGAGCTTGAGGCTCTGGCCGAGACCTTGAAGACATTCCAACCCACTGTTGTCGCGGTCGAAGCGTCGGCCGAGCCGCCTTATGCGGATACAGGCTATAGTGGTTTCAAACCGGAGGATCTGACCAAGGAACGCAACGAGGTGGTGCAAATGGGTTATCGGGTCGCCCATGCCGCCGGCATTGAAAGAGTCTATGCGATTGATGAACAGCCGTCAGAGGGAGAACCGGACTATTTTCCCTATGGCAGCGTCCAGCAACAGGCCGAGGAAACCGGCGAGGCCGAACGCCTCAAGATCATGTCGGATTTCGGTGCGATGATGGCCAGGTTTGAAGAGGAGCAGAAGAGCAAGTCCATTCCCGAGTTGCTCATGTTCTGGAATGGCGACACACTGCCGGACGATTTCTACTGGAACATCATGACCATCGGGCAGGGCGAAAAACAGACGGGCGCCGAGCTCGCGGCCTACTGGTTTATGCGCAACGCGAAAATATTCAACAAGCTGGTGCAGGTGACCCAGCCGGGTGACCGGGTAATCCTGATCTTTGGCAGCGGCCACCGGGCCTGGCTGCGCGAAATGGTCGAGAAAACACAAGGCTACGAGCTGGAGCCGGTGATGCCCTATTTGCAGCAGGCTGCTGGCGCCCTGTCCGAATAGAGCCGGACAATTTGAAAACCCCGAGCCGCCCCTCACCGGGCGGCTTTTTTATTGCCCACAGGAAAGGAAAGACATGACAGATTCTCCCCAATTCGAAACCAAGGCCGACCCGCTTGAAGCGTCCTTTGACGCGGTGCTGATGGCCGAAGATGTCGCCAGCCAGAGCGACCAGATCAAATCGCTGCGCACCGATGTCGATGGCCTGAAGGTGCAGATGAGCGATATTTCGAAGGCTTCGGCCCGGCCTGTGCTGGCCGGAAACATCGATGGTGCGAAGGGAATGCCCTCTTCGGCGGCCGCGCAGGATTTTGTCGCCAAATATCTCCGGCGCGGAGACCAGAGCGGTGTCGAGCTGAAAAGCTTTTCCGGTGCCTCCGGACCCGAGGGCGGTTTTGCCGTGCCGCAGGAAATTGATGCGCTGATCGGGGCGACGCTCAAGGATATCTCGCCAATACGCTCCATCGCAACGGTCGTGCAGACCGGCACGGCGGGCTATCGCAAGCTGGTGACCACCGGCGGCACGCCCTCCGGCTGGGTCAGCGAAACGGCAGGGCGTCCGGAAACCGATACGCCGGATTTCAACGAGATCGCGCCGCCGAGCGGTGAGCTGTACGCCAATCCGGCAGCCTCTCAGGCGATGCTTGATGATGCGGCTTTTGACGTCGAATCCTGGCTGGCGGACGAAATTGCCCGCGAATTTGCCCAGGCGGAAGGCGCCGCCTTTGTCGGTGGCTCCGGCGTCAACCAGCCGCGCGGCTTTCTCAACGCGACGGTGACCGACGAGAGTGATGACGTGCGGGCGTTCGGGTCTTTGCAATATGTGCCGTCGGGCGCGTCTGGCAGTTTCGACAGCGAAGATGTGCTGGTCGATCTGGTCCACACGCTGCGTCCCGCCTACCGGCAGGGCGCATCCTTCGTGATGAACAGCTCGACGCTGGCGCATATTCGCAAGTTCAAGACGGCGGACGGTGCCTTTCTGTGGCAGCCTTCGCTCGCCAGTGGCCAGCCCGCGACCCTGCTCGGCTATCCGGTGGTCGAGGCGGAAGACATGCCCGATATCGCGGCGGACAGCCTGTCGATTGCCTTCGGTAATTTCCGCGCCGGCTATCTGATCGCCGAACGCAGCGCGACCAGCATCTTGCGCGATCCGTTCACCAACAAGCCGTTTGTCCATTTCTACGCGACCAAGCGGGTTGGCGGACAGATCATGAATTCGGAAGCGATCAAGCTGATGCAGTTCAGCGCTTCCTGACCCCTTGCTGCGCTTCGGCGCAGCGCGCCCGTGCCGGTTGCTCCCCCTCTCGTTCCGGCGCGGGCGCATATTTCTAAACCCAAGTGAAAGGATGCCGCGACCGTGAGCTTCCCCATTGCAGACTGGCCGGACCTACCGGCAGCGCTGATCGCAGAGGTCAGGGATTTTGTCCGGATTGATCATCAGGCCGATGATGCCGCCATCGACGCGTTTCTGCGCAGCGCGGCGTCCTTGTGCGAGGATTTTACCGGGCAGATGCTGATTGTCCGGTCGGTGACAGATATGTTGCCGGCGCGGCGTGAGTGGAAGAAGCTGAAGCGTCTGCCGGTGCAGTCGATTGTTTCGGTCGAGGCGGTGGGCGCGGACGGGATCGCGGCGGCGTTTGCGGTCGAGGACTATGCGCTCGACATCGACAGCGACGGTATCGGCTGGATCAGGCTGCACCGGAGTGATGGCGGCTCCCGGGTCCGCGTGACCTATAACGCCGGTCTGGCGACAGATTGGGATGAACTGCCCGCGAGCCTGCGCCAGGGGATCGTGCGGATGGCGGGCTATCTCTACGCCAATCGCGACGGTGTCGATGCGGGCGGCCCGCCGAGTGCGGTGACCGCTTTGTGGCGACCCTTTCGCCGGATGAGGATCGGGTGATGGGACAGGAATTTTCCGGCATTTTGCGCGAACGCATATCGATTGAACGGCAGAGTGTCGGGCGCGATGCGCTGGGCTCGGCCGAACCGCAATATCTTACCGTGGGCGTCTTCTGGGCGGCTGCCGAAGCCTTGCACGGCGGAACGGCCAGCGAAGCGGAGAGCCGCTCGGCGATGCCGCGCTGGCGGTTTACCTTGCGCGAAACCCAGGTGATCAAGCCGGGCGACCGGCTGGTCTGGGGGGACCGGATAATGACCGTTTCAAGCGTGATTCTGGAGCACCGTCTGGTCCCGAAAACCATATTGCAGGCGGAAGAGACAAGATGATGGAAAAATTGCAGAAGCGCGGGGAGGCGATTGCCGAACAGCGGCTGGCTCGCGCCAAATCCGAGATCAAATCTGTGCTTGTGGAAGAGTTGCCTGCCGATGTGCGGGTTACAGAAACTGGCGAAGGAGTGCGGGTGGAAGCCCGGCGGCTGAAACAGCGGCTGATCGGGAATAGCAGCCTGCGCGATGTCGCTTTTCTGATGCGGGCCGTACGATGAGCAGCGCGCTGGAAGCGGTACAGCAGCAGCTGGTGACGCAGCTGAACGGGCATGGGCCATTGATGGATTTGATCAGCGGCATATTTGACGGGCCGCCGCCGCGTGCCGAATTTCCCTATATCGCGCTGGCCACCGGGGCCTCGCTCGACTGGAGCCACAAGGGCGGTGTCGGCCGCGAGTTGAGCCTTGCGCTGACCGTCCACGATGACGGCGAGACGGCGGCGCGCCTGCACCGGGTGATGGCGCTGGTCGAGGAGGCGCTCGAGCCGGGACTGGATGATCCGGCTAGCTGGCAGATCGTCACTTTTGATTTCCGTCGCACGCGTGTTCTGCGCAGCGCGGTCAGCCCGTGGAGCGGGCTAGTCGAATATCGGGCGAGGGTTTTGAGGACGTAGTGCCCCTGCGCAGGCAGGGAGATGTTTCTATTTTAACCTCAGGCGCCGGGCGGGCGCATCCGCGCCCTTGGCTTTCGCGCCGTATGGCGCGGCGGACGCCATTAGTTTTTTGGCGCCCTTGCCTCGCTGCGCTCGGTTAGAAACTTACCACCAGAGGGAGCACCAAACCGACGCGCAGCGGAGGCAAGCGCGACCGCGCGCCGGGCGAAAGCCCGCCCCGTTGGAGGCGTTCGCGTAGCGAACTGCCGCGAGACAAAAGAAATACAACAGGAAGGAACCAGAATATGGCAGCAGAAAAAGGCAGCGCCTTTCTCCTGAAAATCGGCGATGGCGAGAGCCCCGTCAGCTACACGACCATCGCGGGTCTGCGGACCACACAGATGTCGATCAATGGCGAACCGGTAGCGATCACCAGTAAGGACAGCGGCGGCTGGCGGCAGTTGCTGTCGGGTGCGGGAGTTCGGTCTGTGTCCGTGTCAGGGGCTGGCGTGTTCACCGGCTCGGACGCGGAGATGCGGATCAAGAATCATGCGCTGGGCGGCATCATCGACGCCTATGAACTCAGCTTCGAGGGCGGCGAGCGGATGCAGGGCGATTTTCTCGTCGCGCGGCTGGATTATAGCGGCGATTATAACGGCGAGCGCAGTTACACGCTGAGCTTGGAAAGCTCCGGAGCGGTCGCCAGTGTCTGAGCGGCGCGCCAACGCCCTGCGCGGCGAGGCAGAGATTGTGATTGAGGGCACGCGCTTGATCCTGCGGCCCCGCTTTGCCGCCCTGGTCGCGGCCGAGGATGAGCTGGGATCGCTGTTCGAACTGGTTGAACGGGCCGCTAATGGACGGCTTTTGTTGTCGGAAATCGTCACGCTGTTCTGGCATGTTGCGCGCGATCGACCCGCGCAATTGACCCGCGACCAGCTGGGCGAGGGGATGATGAAGCTGGGGCTGGCCGGGGTGACGCCGGCGCTAAAGATCCTGCTGAAGCAGATATTGTCGGGCGGCGATGCGTGAGGCGTGTCCCCGCGAAGGCGGGGATCCATCTCCCATTGGTTCGGCAGACGATCTGTTCCAAGATGGACCCCCGCCTTCGCGGGGGCACAATGATTTTTCATCTTCGGCACAAAGATTATCCGGCACAGTCTCCGCCGTCTTCGGCTGGACACCCGACCAGTTCTGGCACGCGACGCCCGCCGAATTGGCAACCATATTTTCGGTCTTCGCCGGCAGCGGGCCCGGTCAGGCTCCACTCGGCTCCGAACAATTTGAAAAACTGAAAAAGGCTTTCCCCGATGGATGAAGAAATCGAACGGCTGGTGGTCAGCGTGCGCGCCGATACCGCCGGTTTTGCCAAGGATGTGGCCGATATGAAAGGGCAGCTTGAGGGTCCCTTTGCGTCAGGTCTCGAGCGGGCAGGGGCGGTGCTGGAGAATACCCTTAGCCGCGCCATTCGTCGTGGCTCCCTGGATTTTGAGGATCTGCGCCGCTTCGCCCTTTCGGTTATGAACGATATTGCCAGCGCCGCGATCAACAATGGTTTGTCAGGTCTTTTTGGCGGTGGTTCGTCCGGTTCTGGCGGCGGCCTGCTCAACTTGGGAACATCCCTGCTGAGCGCCTTTCTCGGAGCGCCGGGGCGGGCGACGGGCGGTCCGGTAACGGGCGGCCGCGCCTATATGGTCGGAGAGCGCGGGCCCGAGCTGTTCGTACCGACGGCAGCGGGGCGGATCGAACCGCCGGTGGCGGCCCGCGCTGCCCCCGATATCCGGCTTACGATCAATATCTCCGACAATGGCCAGGGCAGCGCGCCCGACCAGATGCGTCGTTCGAGCCGGCAGGTGGCGCGCGCGGTGCGCAATGTGCTGAGCGCAAAGGCGGGTTGATATGGGATTCTGGCTCGCCGAGAAAAGAACCGGGCAGCGGAGCAGCTACATCCAGCGCTTAGATCCCCGTTTCTGGACGATCAATTTCCCGCGCCCGATGATGGCATCCGTGGTTTCGACCGCGGCGGACGCGCTGCGCGTGGATGCAGTTTTCTACAATAGTGATGATCTCGCCGGGCTGATCTGGGAGAGCGAAGATACGCTCGACCATCCGCTGCTCGCTTATGAAACGGAGCGCGACTATTCGCGGCTCAAATGGGAGTTCCGCTGGCGGTCTTCGGGGATCATGCCGCTCGATGCGGTCGACGGCCCGACGCTGACGATCGAGGGGCGGGATGCGGCGGGTGATCCCAAATCCTGGTATGTCCGGCTGTGGAACTATGCCAGCGGCACGCCGACCGATGCGCAGATTTCGATAGAATTTTCCAAGGTCGAAGGCGGATTTCTGCTGCCGGGAGAGGCCGATCCGGTCTTTCCTGAAGATATCGACCGGCTGTTCATTTCGATCATTCCGCCGGACTATGACGAGCTGGGCACGCGCTATGCCAAGCCGAAAATCGGCTGGGTCGAAATGAGTGCGATCCGGACCGATGGCCAGGGCGCGGTGCTGGAAGTCGGCGATATCATGGTGCCGGAAAATGGTCTGTCGATGGCCACCGCCTATGATGACAGTTTCAACCAGACGCCGGAACGCCTGCTGCGGATGACGCGCGCTTTGGGTTATCGCGGGTCGATCAATCACTATCTGGGGATGAGTCATTATTTCCGGCTCGAAACGATTGGCGAGGGGCTTTATGTCAGCCTTTCGGCGCCGCAACCGGGCGAAGAATTTGCCGCGATCAACCAGCCGGCAACGGTCTGGCACCGCGACCTGATAACCCGCGCGGAAGCGATGGGCTTCTCGGTGATCCTCTCGCTGTCCTACGAGCTGCTCGACGCGCATTGCTGGAGCGACTGGAAGCAGCGGGCGGAGAATGGGGATCCGGCGCTGACCGGCTGGGAGCCGCCATCGACCTTGCTGTCGCCAGCCAATGGCGATGCAATGAACTATCTGCAGGCCGTCGCGCGGGCCTTTATCGCCATTGCCCGGGATGCGGGCGCGGCGATCCGCTTCCAGGTTGGCGAGCCATGGTGGTGGATCATGCCGGACAAGCGTATTTGTCTCTATGACGATGCGGCCAGCGCGGCCTTTGGTGAAAATTCGGTCAGCATTGCCAGTATCGACGGACCGAAGACCGCGGCGCAAAATGCCATGCTGGATCAGGCCGGCGCGATATTGGCGGCGTCGACCGCCGCTCTGCTGGATGCGGTGAAAGACGAAGCGGGGGCGACGCCGGTGGAGACCCTGTTGCTGGCCTATTTGCCGACGATTCTGGACGAGCAGGCTCCCGAGGCCAAGCGGGCCAACCTGCCCGTGGGCTGGGCATATCCCGCTTTCGATATATTGCAGCTGGAAGATTATGACTGGGTGATTGCCGGCAATCGCTCTGCCACCAGAAGCGGGATCGAACTGGCGACCCAGAGGCTGGGCTATCCGGTCGAACAGCAGCAATATTTCTCCGGCTTCGTTTTGCAACCGGCGGACCGGTTCATCTGGAGCCATATGGTGGACGCCATTGCTGACGCGCATGCGAGAGGCACGGCTGATATTTTCATCTGGGCGCTGCCGCAGGTGGTGCGGGACGGATTCACCTATTTTCAGGAAGAGGAGGAGGATGTGAACGCCTTCGATGACGTGCAATTCCCGCTCGCAATTGGCCAGGGGGCCAGCGTGTCGCCGGGTTTTTCCACCAATATCGTGACGACCATTTCCGGTCACGAGAAACGCAACAGCGACTGGGCCGATGCGCGGCTGGAATTTGATGTTGGACCTGGTGTCCGCAGTGAAGACGAATTGCGGATATTGATCGCTTTCTTCCGCGCGCGCCGGGGAGCGGCGAAAGCCTTTCGTTTCCGTGATCCCTATGACCATAGCTCGCATGACATGGTCGGGGAACCGGCGCCGACCGACCAGTATCTCGGCAAGGGGGATAGCCAGCGGACAGCATTTCCGCTGGTAAAAAATTACGGCGATCCCGCCGAAGAGCCGCAGCAAAGGCGGATCACCCGCCCCGACCCGGAAACGCTGCAGGTAGCCGTCAATGGCCAGACTGCCGGCGGATGGTCCCTCGGGCAGGCGGGAACCGTCGTCTTCGACAGTCCGCCCGCCGACAATAGCGATATTACCGCCGGTTTCCTGTTCGATGTGCCGGTGCGGTTCGAAAGCGACCAGCTGACCGTGAACCACGCGACCTTCCTCGCCGGCGATATTCCCGAAGTGCTGCTCGTCGAGGTACGGGAACCGTCATGAGTCTCGACTGGCTGGACCGGGAGGTCACGACCAGCGCCTATCTCTGGCGACTGGAGCGTGCGGACGGCGTCGCGCTCGGCTTTGCCTCTCATGACCGGGATCTTGTCATCGACGGGTTTCGCTATCGCGCGGCCCCGGGGATGGTGCCCTCTTCGATCGCGCTGTCCGACAGTCTCGACATCGACAATGTTGAAATTGCGGGTGTGATGGCGAGCGCTGCGATAGCGGAGGCGGATCTTGACGCAGGGCGCTGGGACGGCGCGCTGCTCTATATTGCGCTGGTCGACTGGCAGCAGCCGGAGGCCGAGCCACTGCCGCTGATTTGCGGCGAATTTGGAGAGATCGTGCGGTCGGGCGACAGTTTCACGGTCGAGATGCTGGGCGCGACTTCCTTTCTCGACGAGCCGATAGCCCCGCTGACATCACCCACCTGCCGCGCCGAATTTGGTGACCGCCAGTGCAAGCTCAGCCTGCACCGCTATCAGCGGGAGGGCCGGATATTGGCGGTGGACGGTGACGCAGTTACAATCGAGGCACTCGGGGATGCCGCATCCGATTTTGCGTTTGGTTCCCTGCGTTTTCTGAACGGCCCGAATTGCGGGCTAAGCTATGCGATAGTCGACGGGGAGGCGGGCGTCGTGCGGTTGGCAGACCGGCCCGCCCAGTCCGTTGATCCAGGCACAAACATTCTGCTCACCGAAGGCTGTAACAAGAATTTCGCAACCTGCCGTGACCGTTTTGGCAACAGCATCAATTTTCGCGGCGAGCCTTATCTGCCGGGCAATGATCTGCTGACGAGATATCCCGGCGCATGACATCCCCCGGAAAAGGAAAACGAAAAATGGCGGACAAGGCTATGGCCCTTTGCGGTGCGCGCTTCTGCCTGCACGGTCGCGACGAGGAAACCGGGCTGGATTGCATCGGCCTTGCGCAGAAATGCCTGCTGGCTGGCGACTTTGAATGCGATGCGCCCAACGGCTATTCGATCCGCGGCGGGTCAGAACAGTCGATCAGCGCCTTCATGGCAGAGACCGGATTTACCCGCTTTGCGCCGGAATCGGAGCTGTGCGAAGGCGATATTATTCTGGTCAGGCCCAGTCCTGTCCAATGGCATTTCCTGATCCGCGCTGGCGACGGCTTTGTCCACGCCCATGCCGGTCTCGGCAAGGTCGTGTTCTGCCCCGGCGAAGCGCCCTGGCCGATTGTCGCGATATTCAGGCTGACGGAGGATTGAATGGCGACACTGGTTTTGAGCGCCGTGGGCACCGCATTTGGTGGGCCTATCGGCGGCGCCATCGGGGCTATCATCGGACAGCAGGTCGATCAGAATATCCTGTTCAAACCGACAGGCCGCGAGGGACCGCGGCTGCAGGAACTGGCCGTCCAGACATCAAGCTACGGGTCCCAGGTCCCCCGTATATTCGGCAGGATGCGGGTTGCCGGAACGGTGATATGGGCGACCGATCTGAAGGAAACGCGATCCCGCGAGGGTGGCGGCAAGGGACGCCCGAGCACCACGATCTACAGCTATTCCGCCTGTTTCGCGGTTGCTTTGTCGAGCCGCCCGATCAAGGCAATCGGCCGGATATGGGCGGACGGGAAAATATTTCGTGGCGCCGCCGGAGATTTCAAGACGGAAACCGGCTTTGCCTTTCATCCGGGTGGCGAGGACCAGTCCGTCGATGGCCTGATGGCCGGTGCGGAAGCGGGCGGCGGGACGCCCGCCTATCGCGGCCTGGCGCTGGCCGTTTTCGAAGACATGGACCTGACCGAATATGGCAACCGGATCCCCTCGCTAACCTTCGAAGTGATCGGCGATGACGGTTCGGTCGCGATTGCCGATATCATCGCGGATATTTCGGGACAGCGGATTGCCCTGTCATCCGCTGACAGGTTAACAGGTTTTGCGGCTGGCGGCGAAGACCGGCAGACTGCGTTGCGAGCGCTCACCGATTCCATCGCGCTCTCCTTTTCATCGGACCCGGACGCGATCGACCGGATAGCCGCGTCGCCGCGCGCTCCTGCGAACGATGAACCGGCTGTGATGGTTCACGCTGACTTTCTCAGTGCGACCGGGACGCAGGAAATTGCGCTACCCGCCCAGCGGACCGCCGCCATTTCCGCGACGCCGAGGCAATTGTCGCAGCGCTATTATGATCCGGCTCGGGATTATCAGTCTGGAATCCAGACCGCATTCCGAGGAGGTGCCGGCTGAATGGCGCTCGTACGGGACTTCCCCGCGGCGATATCGGCAGATCAGGCGAAGAAACTTGCCACGATCGGATTGTGGTCGGAATATGCCGAACGCTCGATCCTGCAGGTTTCCTTGCCCCTGAGCAGCTGCTTGTACCGTCCCGCCATGCTGGTGGAAATCGCTGGTTTCACGGGCTTGTGGCGGGTCCGGGAATGCGAGATTGGTTCAGGCAGCGCGCAGCTCTCGCTGATACGGATGCGCGCGGACAAGGCTCTGCTGAATGTCGAATCCGACCAGGGCCGGATCATCTCGGATCCGGATCTCCGCGCCGGCCTGACTCGACTGATCCTCGTCGATTTGCCCTTCGCCCTCGTTGCGCCCACCGCCGTTTCGGACTCAGCCAAACTTTATGCCGCGGCGGCCGGTGAGCCCGGATGGCGGAACGCACAGCTCTTTGCCTCCGGACCGGAGGATGCGTCCGGCGAATATGTCGGCCAGATTCCCGCAGCAACGGTTCTGGGCACCACGGTCGGGACGCTCGCTACCGCAAACCCGTCCCTGATCGACCAGATCAACCAGATCGAAGTGGCCTTGCACAATCCGCAGATGAATCTGGTCCAGGCGGACGATGGTCGGTTGCTCGCTGGACACAACATCGCCCTCATCGGGCGGGAGATCATCCAGTTCGCGGTGGCCATTCCGCTAGGAGATGGGCGTTTTCGCCTATCCCGGCTGATCCGCGGGCTGGGCGGGACAGAAGCTGAAATTGCCACACATGGTGCCGGCGAGGATTTTGTCCTGCTCGACGGCGGGTCGATGTTGGAAATCGGTCCTGCTTTTTATGCGCCGTTTACTCCCGCAATCTTTCACGCTGTGGGACGCGATGATCCGGCACCCGTCTCGGCGATGCTCGACTCACCCGGGCGGGCCCTGCTTCCCTGGTCTCCCGTCCATCCGGAATGGCAATTTCTCGATGGCGGCGATCTTCAGATCCGCTGGACCCGCCGGTCCCGTGCAGGGACAATCTGGTCCGATCATGTGGATGTGCCGCTGGCCGAGGAGGTCGAGCAATATCGGATTGAACTGGCAGCCGACGGTGGATCGGCAGCGAGCGTTTCCCTGGAAACGCCGGAGGAGCAGGCTATCCTTTCCGCCTCCCAGATTGCGCCATTCATTAGCGGGAACAGCACGAATATTGACGTCAGAATTTTCCAGATCGGTGCCTCTGGCCGGTCTGTCGCGCTGGCCTTTGCAATCCCCCTGTGA